TTTTAATTGTTCCATGTAATATTTATCTAAAATATTTAATTCACCAAATTCAATAGATAATTTATCTTTTTTATTTTTTATATCTTGTAATCTAGCTAAACAGACTTTACCATTATTAGACAATTCTTCGCTGTCGAATTCTTTTTCATCAATTTTAAATTTCATTTTTATGCGCTATTTCCTCCGCTTTTAAACCAAGCGAATCTATCTGATTTTTCATTTAACTCTTGTAGGTAAGTAGAATTTAATTGATCTACTACTGATTGTAATGATCTATTTATTTGTTTTTGTGTAGACAAATCATATTCAGTTTTTGGTTCAGGTATTCTTACTACTATTTTTGCCATTAAAAACTACCCATTGTATCAGAACCACCTTTATCACCTGGATTATTTCCTCTGTCTCTATCTCCACCATCCATAAAATCTCTATCTTGTGCAAAATCAGATTGATAACCGCCTCTGCCTTCTCTTTCATTTTGTTGTCTCATACGTTCAACTGCATCTCTTTGTGCTTGTTCTTTTGCTTTTTGTCTATCTATTGCTGCTTGTTGTGCTTGTCTCTGCTGTTCTTCAAAAGCTTTTACTCTTGCAACTTCTTGTAATCTCGCTCTTTCTTTGTCAGCTGCAGCCAATCCAATTTCATGTATTGTAGGTGAACCTTTTACTCCCATACTAAACGGATCTACTATACCATAAGCATCATATTCATAATCAAAAACATCATCATCATCTTTTCTAAGAGATTCTAAACCTTGACGAGGACCATCTCCTCCATCTCCTCCTCCTAAAGGAGGAATTATATAAGGAATTGTTGGATCTACTGTTGGGTTATTTATTAAAGGTGATGTAGTATCTAACTCATCATAATTAGTCATAAATGCATTTGGATCAAAATCATTAGAAAGACTGGCAATACCATCTCTCTCTAAATAATCTAATAGGTCTATATATAAAGGTGTATTATTTATCATTATCTTCTTCCGTCGGGTTGAATATCTAGTCTAAATGTACCAAATCTCCAAGACTGATTCAAGTCTTTGTTTTCAATTTGTAAATTAACAAATCTTCCTCTTGCTCTTGTGTCTTTTTTATCAGTAGTTGAAGTAATTGTAAAGGGGCTCAAAGTACTTTCAGCATCAGATTGTTGAGGATATCTCTTTATATTTAAAGTAATTGTAGCATCTCCCGTTATGGATTCAAAATCAGGTACAAAACGTCTAACTGCTAAAAATACTTCACCTGCAACACCTCCCTGTTGCTGTAGATCAAAATCAAATGATTTAATAAAAGAAGTAATTTTTGATGGAGTACCATTTTCATCTACCTGATTAGTACCTATTTCATGTTCAAATAATTGTGATTTACCTAATCCAGACTCTCCTAATACTACAGGAAAATTAGCTGTTCCAGTGCTTGTAAATTTAGTTCCAAATGGTTTAGCATATATTTCCGCATCTATCCAAGATGTTCTAGGCTCTGTTCCTGTATACCAAACTTTTTCTGAATAATTATATACAACATACCTGTCATTATAATCAGAATTAGCACTTGGATACCACCATACTACTTCTGTATATAAATTATTTATTCCTGCAAAAACTTGATGACCCTTTGTTGTATCAATATCATCATAAACATAATCTTCAACACTACAAGGTATTGATTTTACTGTACCATCAAATGCAAAAAATCCTTTAGGTGACATCCAAAAAGCAGCACCATCTATTTCAACAGCTGCATTTTTACCTACTAATCCACAGTTAGTACCAACTTGCTCAAACCCAAATGTAAAAGGTGCACCTATAAATCTCATATTATACAGTGCATTGTCTGTCCAAACTAACATAGATTCTTTTGCTCTTAATGCAGTCATTATTTTAGTTCCGTCTTGTAGTATTTGAGAACCTGCTGTGTTTATAGAAGTAGGAGTGTAACTATTTATATTTTCTTGATCAGAAAAAACAACAGCCATATTATCTTGGCTACTAAATCCTCCACTAAAAGGAACAACACTTCCAAAATGTACTAGGTGTCTTGTTGTAGGTGACACCATTGTAAATCTAGAAGAACTAGGATTATTTGTAGTTGCAAAACCACTTGTACTTTGAGAAGCTCTAACAGTCTGTGGATCACTTCCATTTGAATTCCATGTAAACGTAGGACCGTTTGCAATAGTTGCAATTAAAACCGAACCATAATTATCAAGACTCCAGAGGCCTGGCTCCAGGATCACTCCTTCTCCAGTTGAATCTTCTCCCCAGTTTCCATTTCCCCAAGTGCTTGTTCCCCAACCATAACCAATTGTTTGTACTTGTGGTCCAACAGTTACATAAGGAGTTACAGTAATACTTCCTCCTGGTCCAGCATTTCCAGTTGCTGCTGAACTCTGTGTAATTACAAAATTATTACTGTCTGTAATAGAAGTTACTTGAAATAATTTATTATCAAAATTTGCTGTAGTGTATCCTGTACTTGAAGGTAAGGTTGTACTAGTCATTAATATAATTTGTCCAGCAACTAAACCATGTGAATTTAATGTAATTGTTACGTTAGCTGAAGATGCAACTGTAGTTATGGTTCCAGCACCTAAACTTGCTGACAAAGGTGTAATGTCATATAATTCACCATCATAGTAAGCTAATAAAAATTTATCTGTACCAATTATAATATATCTTTTACCGGCTAAATTAGCAAAAGCATGCATCTGTCTTGCAATACCTACAATTGATTTTTTTACAGGAGATTGCCAACCACCAACTTTTTCAGGTAGTCCATATCTAAATCTAGTATTATCGGAATCTATCCAACGTTGTTCTGCACCTGCAGATGTAGTTTGTTTGTCTATTCCAGGTAGTATTTTAAAATCGACAAGAGCCATATTTTAAGCCCCCTATGCTGTATTTGTTTTAAATGCCCAACCTCTTGTAGCATCTACGTAAACTAAAGTAATTGCTTGACCATTTGTACTTAAAGTTAAATCGGATGTTCCTGTATTAATTGGCTGACTATTTCTAGCCACTGTTAAATTATTTGTTGCAAAAGTTCCTCTTGCATCAACAATTACTACTTCATCACCAACAGCAGGTGATGCTGGTAGGGTTACAGTAAAAACTCCACCTGTTGTATTTGCTAAAATTTGATCTCCTGGAATAACTGTTACATTTGCAGTAACTGTAGTGTATCCTCTAGTTTTAAGACCTTTGTAAGCCCAACCTCTTGTACCATCTACATAAACTAAATTAACTGATTGACCGTTTGTAATTAAAATATCATTAGCAGCCACACTTTCAATAGGTTCTCCATTTCTACCTATTGTTAAATTATTTGTTGCAAAAGTTCCTCTTGCATCTGTTATAGTAACTTCATCACCAACAGTAGGAGATGCGGGTAGTGTAACTGTAAAAGCTCCACCTGTTGTGTTTGCTAAAATTTGATCTCCTGCAATACCTGTTACGTTTGCAGTTACTGTAGTATAACCTCGATCTTTAGTATTTCTAAAAGCCCAACCTCTTGTTGCATCTACATAAACTAAATCAACAAACTGACCATTTGTCATTAAAATATCATTTGCTGCAACACTTTCAATAGGTTGTCCATTTCTATTTATAGTTAAATTATTTGTTGCGAAAGTTCCTCTTGCATCTGTAATACTTACTTCATCTCCTGTAGAAGGTGATGCAGGTAAAGTTATTGTTATAGCTCCACCAGTTGTATTTGCTAAAATTTGATCTCCTGAAATTGCAGTGTACGCAGAAGTAACAGTATTGAATCCTTTTGTAATTGGACCTGAACTAATATTAGTTCCATCAGAATATAAAACCATTTTAGAACCTACTGGCATTACAACACCAGTTCCCGATACAGTTTTAACAGTTAAAGTATAATGTGAAGCGGATCTAACCGTTGCATCTTCTACAATAAAAACTCTATCTGCAGAATCTGGCATAGTAACTGTTCTGTTTGCCGCTAAAGTTCCTGTTAATTTATAGTATAAATTTTTACCATTTGATGTTGTAAAATTAGATAAAGCTAAAGCAACGTCTGAACTAGCAACATCTAAAGGTAAGTATCCACTAGTCGCTTGTTCTAAAATT